TGAAGCCCGGTTACGACATCGAGCGGGTCATCATGAACATGAACCACTCGGACTTGCCTCCGATGCTCCAGAACGCCTTCTGGAGTGCCCAAAAGACGCGCGCGCTCTATGAGGAGCTTATCGGCGATCTCTGGCGCACCAGCCGGGTCGTGCGTCTCATTTCCGTCCTGTTCAACAGTGTTCGGATGATCCTGCTTCTGCTGCCCGATACTATCGAGCGTGAGGCTGGCCTGTCGCGAGAGCAGAAAGCCGTGGTGCGCCGTGTCGTCGAGGGAGCCCTTGTCGAGGGCCGCAAAGCAATCATGAAGGAGTTTGAAGGTTATGGCGACGGCCCCGAGCCCGAGTCCGGAGTCGGACCAGACGGCCCTCTCCTCGTTCGTGAACACGACCCGGCTAACGACCGAGGAGTTGATGTTCCTAGCCCCACGGAAGAGCAGGACGAGTATAACGGGCTATAACAACCTCGGGGACATCACGCGCAAGACAGTCGAGCAGGTCTGGATCGACCCGGACCATCGCAAGCCGTCCGAGTGGGCCGAGCAAGAACGCTATCTGAACAATGCGCCCGGCTATGTCGGGCCTTGGCGGTTCGCTTATGCCCCGTATCTCCGGGAGCCCTTGGACCAACTTGTCAATCCTGATCTCGATGCGGTGATCTTCGTCGGGCCGGCTCAGTGCGGCAAGACGGAAATCATTCTCAACTGGGCCGGCTATTCGATCCGCGCTGATCCTTCGGACATGACGATCTTCTCGCCGACCCAGAACAATGCTCGCGACTTCTCGAACCGACGCATCGACCGTCTGCACCGCGACTCGGATAAGATCGGCAAGGAACTGCTGGAGGCGCGCGACGCCGACAACAAGTTCGACAAGCACTACAAGAACGGGATGATCCTCGGCCTCGCGTGGCCGACCAAAGCCGAGCTTGCTGGTAAGCCGATCCCCCGGATCGCCTTGACCGACCGTGATCGCATGGATGACAATATCGAGGACGAAGGCGATCCCTTCGATCTGGCAACCAAGCGCACGACCTCTTACGGCTCGTTTGCCATGACCCTGTGCGAATCGTCGCCCAGCCGTGAGATCACCGACTATCGTTATGTCCCCAAGACTCGGCATGAGGCGCCGCCGACGACAGGTATCCTTGCGCTCTATAACCGTGGCGACCGGCGCCGTTGGTATATGCCCTGCGGCCGGTGCGGTGAGTATCTGGAGCCCCGGTTCGAGCTTCTGGAGTGGGATGAGTATAAGAGCCATCTAGACGCGGCTGAGAGCGTCCGAATGAGGTGCCCGACATGCGAAGGCACAATGCACCCGGACGAGCGTTTCACGCTCCAGCAGAACGGTCTATGGCTACCGGACGGTTGTTCTATCGAACACGGCCGGGTTGTCGGTGATCCCCGGCGCACCAAATATGCGAGCTATTGGCTGGAAGGCTCCTCGGCGGCTTTTACGAACTGGCCCAAGCTCGTCTCGACCTTCCTTATCGCCGAGGAAGAGTTCGACACAACGCTTAGCGAAGAAGCGCTGCGCAAATTCTACAACACTGACCTCGGCCGGCCATACAAACCCAAGGCGGCCGAGAACGAACGGACACCCGAGGACCTTATGGCTCGGGCCGAGGAGATCGGGAGGAATGAAGATGGTGAGATCGAAATCATTTCCGAGGTCGCCTTCCTCATCGCCACGGTTGACGTTCAGAAGAATATGTTCGTGGTGCAGGTCTGGGGTGTTATTCCCGGCGAGCCTTATGACCTTGTGCTTGTCGAGCGATTCGACATCCGCAAGTCCAAGCGCAAGGACGAAGATGGGGACACCGCATGGTGCAAGCCCGGCACCTATCTTGAGGACTGGGACCTCGTCAAAGAGCAAGTCCTAGACCGGACCTACCGGATGCAGGATCGCGAGGATGTCCGCATGGCCGTTCGGCTCGTGGGATGCGACTCGGGTGGTAAGGCGGGCGTTACTGCAAACGCCTATGCCTTCTGGCGACTCATGAAAGCCATTGGCCTCGGGCAGCGGTTCATCCTGCTCAAGGGCACCGGCCGCCCGACTGCTCCGAATTGTAAAGAGAGCTTCCCGGATGCCAGTGACAAGAAGAATCTAGCTACGGCGCGCGGTGACGTGCCCGTCTGGATGTTGAACTCGAATCAGTTGAAGAACGAAGCGAACAATCGACTGGCGTCTGAGATCAAGAATAAAGGCATGGTTCGCATCCCGAAATGGATGCCGGCTTGGGTGTTCAAAGAGTTCTGCTCTGAAATCCTCAAGGATAAGGGCTGGGAGAAGGCTCCGGGCATCCGAAACAACGAAGCATGGGACCTCCTTTATTACGCTATCGGTCTCTGCATGACCCGGTATATTAAGTGCGAGCGTCCTTCTTTTTGGCAGAATTTGCCGGTTTGGGCTGATCCTAACGATCCCGGCAATCCTTATATTGTTCCGGCGAATAGCGAACCATTTGCGCGGAAGGAAAAAGTCAGCTATGACCTTGCGCAAATCGCTTCCAAGATCGCGTGAGGACCTGACTTATGCCAGATTGCAGTTCCATCAATACGCGCCTGACAGAAGCCCGGAAAGCCTATCACGAGATCATGACGGGCCAGAATATCACTCGGCATATCGACCAGAACGGCGAGCAGGTTGCCTTCGGTCGTGCCAACTCGGATAGCCTGCTGAGCTATATCACCCGTCTTGAAAATGAACTCGCGGTCTGCCAAGGGACGCTTTCGCCCGTTCGCGGGCCGTTGAGGTTCACTTACGGCCGGAGGTGCTGACATGGCGCGAGCCAAGACGCAAGACATCGTGGTATCCCACGGTCAGATCGGACACAATAGCGGGGCTGCCGAGCAGGCCCTAGGCGGTGGTCTGGAAGGTGCCGAGCGCACCAGCCGGGAAACCGTCAACTGGAAGGTCGCGCAGGTCCCGCCGGATCGAGCCATCAATTCGGTCAAGCCGGAAGCCGACGCGCGCTCGAAGGATATGGTCATCAATGATGGCTATGCGCGGGGCGCCGTGCAGTCCAACATGGACTCCATCGTTGGTGCGAACTACCGGCTGAACTCGAAAATCCAGTGGAAGGCGATCCCCGGCGGGACCAAGGACTGGGCGACCGAGGCCCAGCAGGTCATCGAGCAGACGTTCGATCTGATCGCTGCCTCGGATGCCTGCTATCTCGACGCGGCCGGGATGAACAACTTCACCGGCATGATCCGTCTCTGTGTCGCCGGCTTCATCATGACGGGCGAGGTCCTTTACACGTCCGAGTGGGATCGCAGCGCCGGCCGGCCGATCAAGACGTGCTTCCAGCTTGTCGATCCGGCCCGGCTCAAGAATCCGGACTGGCAGAGCGATGACAGGTTCCTCCGTCGAGGGGTCAAGGTGGACGCGAGGGGCAAGCCCCTCGGCTACTACATCCAGAAGTCGCACCCGAACTCGTTCTATCCCGGCCAGTGGGACATGAATGACTTCGCGTTCATCCCGCGCGCCAAGCCGTGGGGCCGGCCGCAGGTCGTGCATATCATTGAGCAGCTTTTCCCGGATCAGCATCGCGGCGTGGCCGATATGGTCTCGGCCCTCAAGCGGATGCGGATGACCAAGCACTTGCAGGAAGTGACGCTCCAGAACGCGGTCATCAATGCGACCTATTGCGCGGCAATCGAATCGGAGATGCCTACGGCGGAAATGATTGTCGCCATGGGCGGCGATGCCAGTTCGCCCGAAGCGCTGAACACCGCTATTGCCGCGTATCTGAATGGTCTCCAGACCTATCTCTCGGGCGCCGAGAACATCGCGCTCGACGGCGCGATGATCCCGCACCTCTATCCCGGCACGAAGCTCAGCATGAAAACGCTCGGCACGCCGGGTGGAATCGGAACTGATTTCGAGGCTTCGTTGCTTCGGAATATCGCAGCCGGCCTCGGGATGGACTATGCCGAGTTCAGCCGCGACTATTCCAAGATGAGCTATGCCACCGCGAAGCTCTCGGATGCCAAGACACAGCGGGCCATGAAGTCGCGCAAGAAGATGGTCGCGGATCGAGCCGCGAATACTATGTATGCCAATGTGCTCGAAGAGTTGATCGCACAGGGCATCGTTCCTCTTCCTCGTGGTTTCACCCGCGATGACTATTACAAACCGCTCATGCGGGAGGCTTTTTCGCGCTGTTCTTGGGTCGGTCAGGGCACCGGCCAGATTGACGAACTCAAGGAGACGCAGGCCGCGATCCTTCGCATCAAGGCTGGCCTGTCCACCCGTGAGATCGAGATCGCACGTCTGGGCGAGGATTATCGTGAAATCTTCGAGCAGCTTGCGGCCGAACAGGAACTCATGGACGAGCACAAGCTGGTGTTCGATCTGTCCACCAACAAGGGCAACACCGGGCAGGGCGGGGATACCGGCGGCTCGGGCGACGGCCCCGGCAATGGAAACGAGGACAATGTCGATGACGACGGCACTCAAGAAGCCGCGTAAGCGGGGGCTCATGGCGACTGTGTTGGGCCGCATGGCGTCCGGCGAATGTCTCATCAATGAGCAGTATGCGAACTCGATGCTCGTCGGCCTTCTCGGGGAAGCCGAAAAGGTCACGGACCCCGAGGAAGCATGGTCCGAGGTCCGGGGTGAACTGTGCGCCTCGTGGGGATTCGACGACGGTCCCGATGGTCCGCAGAAGCCGTTCATCTATCAGGACGGTGTCGCGGTCATCCCGGTTCACGGCATCCTGCTCAACCGTTTCAACTGGTGCTGGGGCTTCGTTACCGGATATGATTTCATCCGGAAGCAGAAGAACCTCGCGCTCGCCGACGATGACGTGAAATTGATCGTCTACGACCATGACACGCCCGGCGGCGAGGCGGCCGGTTGCGATGAACTGGCGCGCGAAATCTATGCCGAGCGATCCACCAAACCGAGCATGGCGCTCATCAATACGCTGTCCTGTTCGGGCGGCTACTGGCTGGCAGCCCCGACCTCGCGGATCATCTGCGCGCCCTCGGGAAGCGTGGGCTCCATCGGCGTTTACATCCAGCACATGATGATCGCCAAGCTCCTCGCGGACTGGGGAATCGAGAACGAGTTCATCAAGCGCGGCGAGTTCAAGACGAGCGGCAATATGTATGAGCCGCTGTCCAAGAAGGACCGCGCATATCTCCAGTCGATGGTTGACGAGCGGTATGAAGAATTTGTCGCCGCCGTGGCCGAGTTTCGCGGGATCGAAGAATCTGTTGCGCGAGACACCGAAGCTCGTGTAATGAGGCCGGCGGAAGCACTGTCGCTCGGTCTCATCGACGCGGCTGAGTCTCCGGCAACAGCGGTGGCATCGTTCGTCGCTGAACTCGGTAACGATGAACCCAGTGTTGTTGAGGACAATCAGGAGGACGCAATGGCGGAAATCACTTCGGAAGATCGGGCGGCGGTCGCCAAGGAGACTCAGGCTCGCATCAAGGGCATCATGACCCATGAGGAAGCCAAGGGCCGTGAGGCGCTGGCGGAGCATCTGGCCTACGAGACGGACAACACCGTCGAGCAGGCTGTCGCGATGCTCAAGGTCGCCCCCAAGGCCGAGGCCGCGCCTGCCGCGAAGGTCGAGGACGATGACAAGTCCAAGGCCGAAGGCGACGACGCCAAGGACAAGAAGAAGTCCGAGGGCGACGAAGGCGACGACAAGGGCGACAAGGCCAAGGGCAAGTCGCAGTTCGAGCAGGCGATGGACGGCGACAAGCATCCGAACGTCGGCCCGAACGGCAAGGGCAATGGCGAGCGCAGCGAGGACGAGGAGCGCGAGGATCGCGTGAACTCCATCCTCGGGGCGCAGGCCAAGGCGACCGGCCGCAAGTTCGACCCGAAGGCGTAAGCCGGCGGATTCCACGAAACCATTTCTCTCGAAGGAAGGAAACCTAGATCATGGCGATCCCCGGTTACGAAGATGCCGATTGGAAGGCCGGCATCACCAATGAAGGCTCGTTCAGCCCGACTCAGCTTTTCACGGGCGACGATCCGGTCCACGGCCAGCCGTTCGATGTTGCGGACGGTCAGGTTCTCGCGGTCGGCACCATCGTCTCGTTCAACGCGGCCGGTGCGATCATTCCGTGGGACCCGGCCAATGCCGTGACGCTGCCGGCGGCGCTGAACGACATCTCGGTCGGCGTGCTCGCCCAGTCGATCAACACCGATACGGGGCCGTTCCCGGCGCAGGCGCATGTCTGGCTGACCGGCTGCTTCAACCCCGATCTGCTGATCTGGCCGGCGGTCATCAATACGTGGCCCGAGCGCAATGCCGCGATCATCGCGTCCGGCGCGCGCTTCCGCTGCAAGCGTCTGCTCTGACGATTCGATCTCCCGCCGGCTCTTGCAGTCGGCGGGAGTTCATAGTAACCATTTCCCAAGCCGTCTGACCGGGACGGGGGACCAAGAGAAGGAGTAGCCCAGATGGCTATTGATCTTTACGATACGATGACCCTGCTGGGCGTGCTCGACAAGCAGCGTCCCGACCCGCTGTTCTTCCTCCAGTTCTTCCCGGACGTGATCGAGTTCACGACCGAGAAGATCGCGTTCGACGAGATCAGCGAGGACCGCTACGTGCTCGCGCCCTTCGTCGCGCCGCACGTCGAGGGCCGCGTCATGGCGCGCGGCGGCTTCGATACCCGGTCGTTCAAGCCGGCCTATGTCAAGCCGAAGCACGACATCGACGTGATGCAGCAGTTCCAGCGCAAGGCGGGCGAATCGCTCGTCACCGGCTCGCTGACGCCGCAGCAGCGGTATGACGCGACCATCGCCGAGAACTTCCGTCTCGAACGCGAGGCCATCGAGCGCCGCATCAACTGGATGTGCGCTCAGGTCCTCGTCGAAGGCGCGGTCGTGATCGAAGGCGAGGACTATCCCCGTGTCACGGTCGATTTCGGCCGCGACGGCGATCTGTCCGAGGTCCTGACCTCGACGGCGCGCTGGGGCGAGAACGCCGCCAATCCGCTCGGCGACATCAACACGAAGATGCGCCTGAGCCGCAAGCTCTCCGGTGGCCGGACGGTGGACATCATCATGGGCGAGGAAGCCTATGATCGGTTCTACATGAACGACGATGTCAAGGAACTGCTCAACGTCAACTACCGCATCGGCGGCACGGCGGCGGACGCACCGATCCTCGGCATGGGCGACAACGACAAGGACGCCGAACTCAAGGCCGTCCTTGCCGGCGGCCAGTCGGCGAATCGGGTCCGTATCTGGACCTATGCCGGCTACTACCACGTTCGCGACCCCGACACGGGCGTCCTGACCGAGGGCTGGTATATCGACCCGAACGCGGTTGTCGGCGTCGGCAACAAGCTGCAAGGCAAGCAGACCTTCGGTGCCATCAAGGACCCGAACGCCGGCCTGCGCGCCATGCGGATGTTCCCGCGCATCATCGACAAGAAGAACGATGACCCGGCGAAGGAATACACGCTGACCCAGTCGGCGCCGCTTCCGATCGCTCTCGAACCGAACAACTCGTGGAAGTTGCAGGTCCACGACGCGGACGACTCCTGATCCTGATGGGGGCCGAGGATAGCCGGGCAGCAATGCCCGGCTATTTGCCCTAGCAACCGAAGAGGCAAGATATGACGCTCAAGATTATCATGGTCGCACTCACCACCTTCCGCGAAGTCGAAGGCGAGACGAAGCGAGTTCGCTTCCCCGCCAAGTCGAAGGTCGATCTCACCGATTCCGAACTGGAGACGTTCGAGCGACTCCAGAAGAACACGGGCAAGATTTACTTCCGCGATCTCGACGAAGAGAAGGGCGACCGCTCCCGCGCGGCCTCGGCCCCCGAGGTGGTCAAGACCCCTGACTTCGCCGGGCAGGATGTCCCGGTCGCCAGCAAGTCGCCTTCCCAGTTGAAGGCGTTCCTGACCTTCCATGGCGTCGAGTTCG